CAAGCTACTGCAACAATTACGTCTGGTTCAACGGCAGTAACTTTAAGTGCATCAAATGGTTCAATAAAAGTAGGTCAATTAATTACTGGCACACCAATAGCAAGTTGGACATATGTTGCCGCTATATCAGGTACTTCTCTAACCCTATCACAAAACGCAACATCCTCAACAAACGCAACCCTATCTTTCTACACACCTCATGGAGTAGTAGTAGGAGGAGGAAATAACCAAGCAACAGGAGCGTATAGCTTTATTGGTGGTGGTGGTGATGCGGGTACTGCGGCAAATAGGAACGTAGCTAGTGGGGATTGGAGTTTTGTTGGTGGTGGATTGAAAAACACCGCATCTGGATTGGGTGCAGTTGTTACTGGTGGCGGGTGGTTTAATACAACGGCTTCTTATGTAAATACAGCATCAGGTGTATCTAGTTTTGTTGGAGCAGGGGCAAATAATTTAGCAAGTTCACAGGCATCTACTGTTGTTAATGGATATGGAAATACCGCATCTGGAGCATTTGCATCTGTTGTTGGAGGTTATAGTAATAGCGCTAATTCTTATTCTAGTTCTATTTTAGGGGGGTATTTTGGAACTACAAGAGGAATTTATGCTTACATGGCATTTCCTGCTTGTTATAACCCATTAAATAGTATTCAAGGTGCATCTCAAGGTGGTCTTTTAGTTCTTGCTAAACAAACAACTGATGCTACTGCTACAGTTTTAACTTGTGATGGTGGATCAACAGGTAATTACAACCAAATCATCCTACCCAACAACTCAGCATATTCATTTAGAGCAACCATAATTGCAGGAGTTACTGGGGCAGGAAATACGGCATCTTGGATTCTTCAAGGTGCAATCAAACGTGGTTCTGGAGTTGGAACAACTGCAATAGTTGGAACAGTAAACTCAATACTATTAGCTCAAGACTCAGGCGCATCTACTTGGGCAGTTTCAGCTACTGCAGATACAACAAATGGCGGTTTAGCAGTTACAGTTACAGGACAAGCAGCAACTACAATACGTTGGGTTTGTAAAGTAGAGACAACAGAAATGACATACTAAGGAACTTTCATGGCACTTAAACTAAACTTAGGCACAACTCAATTTGGCGCACCAGCACCAGAGGCTTACGCTAGAGTTACAAACTTCTTTGGAAACAAAGACAACATCCAAGTACAGGTATCTGTGCATTTCTCAAAGGATGCTAGAGATTCAAATCTAAGCCCTGTCATGGAACACGCACACTACATTGGACTAGCAGACTTAGCAGGTAAGGGTGAGCTGATGACTGCAATATACACAGTTCTTAAAACAATGGCTCAATATCAAGGCGCAACGGACGTTTAATCATGGCTATTAACCAAGACAACGTAGCAGACAAACTTATTCCTACTACTGGTGGGTTAAGTGTTCAAGGGTTAATAATTAACTCTATGACTTTGAGTACGTCTGTGGTTATACCTACTGGTTATTCTGCTCATGCAATTGGACCTATTACATTAAGCAATGGAGTTACTGTTACTGTACCGAATGGATCTAGATTTTTGATTTTATAGGGATTAGATTATGAAGATAGCGGTTTATGCGATATCTAAGAATGAAGAAAAGTTTGTAGATAGGTTTTGTCAATCAGCAAAAGATGCAGATCTTATTGTGATTGGTGATACTGGATCTACAGATAAAACAGTTGAATTGGCATTAGAGCATGAAAATGTTGTTGTACATGATGTAAGAGTTAGTCCTTGGAGGTTTGATAAAGCAAGGGAAACTGTGCTTTTTTCAATGCCTGATGACATTGATATTTGCATTAGTTTAGATTTAGATGAAGAGTTGCAACCTGGTTGGAGAGAAGAAATTGAACGGGTTTGGACACCTGAAACAACCAGATTAAGATATAAGTTTGATTGGGGAGCAGGAATAGCCTTTTACTATGAAAAGATTCATGCAAGAAAAGGTTATATGTGGAAGCACCCAGTTCATGAGTATCCAATTCCAGACCCAAGAACTGTAGAAGTTTGGGCACAAACAGATATGTTGTTAGTAGTTCATAAACCTGATCCAACAAAGTCAAGAGGTCAATATATGGATTTACTAGAAATGGCGGTTAAAGAAGATCCACATTGTCCAAGGAATGCTTTTTATCATTGTAGAGAGTTAACCTTTCATTATCGTTGGCAAGAGGCTATAGATGCTTTACACAAGTATTTAAAAATGCCTGAAGCCACTTGGATTAATGAAAGATGCTATGCAATGAGGTTGTTAGGCAAAAGCTATGAAGAACTTGGTAACCATTGGGAATGCCTAAAATGGTATAGGTTGGCTTGTGCAGAAGCTCCTAACACTAGAGAACCTTGGTTAGATTTGGCAATGTATTCTTACAGATGTTCTATGTGGGAAGAGTGTTATTCAAGTGCAATGACTGCATTGAAAATAACAGACAAGGAAGCGGTTTATACAATGGATCCAAGTGCTTGGGGTGAGAAACCTTGGGATTTAGCCAGTATTTCTGCGTGGAATATTGGGCTAAAGGGAAAAGCAATTGAATTTTGTCAGAAAGCAGTAGAATTAAACCCTACGGACGTTAGGTTAATTAACAACTTATTGCAAATGCAAGAAGACTTAAATGATAACAAGTAGCTATTATTCTGGGAATGGTGAAAACAATGGGTTATATGGTAACCCAGGTGTAAACACAGTTACCTATTTTATATGGCCTATTTACATTCAAAGTGTTACTCAACCTGCAACACCAACTGGTGGTTCTTGGAACTTTACTACAAATGTAGGAACTCCTCCAACTGGATGGTCAGCAACACCAATAACGTCTACTGGTAATGATGTTTGGGTATCTGTTTCAGTAGTTAACTCTATTGCACCAACTGTACTGAGTTGGAGCACTCCTGCTCTTTATTTTGCACCGCCTGTTAGCGGTCCCACGGGTCCTACGGGACCTTTGGGTCCTACAGGTCCTTATGGTGGTCCGACTGGTCCGACAGGTCCTACAGGTCCTTTTGGTCCGACAGGACCTACGGGTCCTATTGCTTATTCTGGTTTGCCAGTATTGTTGTACACAGGGGTAACAAGGGTTGTACTGGCGGTAAATAGTTATATACAAGTTTTACTATATGGTGGAACGATTGTGAATGTTCCTCTTGTTTAAGGAAAAGAAATGACTGCAAGAATTCCATTAGTTATAAGTGGTACGCAAATAGAGGAACTCCAATCTGGGGATAATCTTGCTTTAACAGGTGCTACAAGCGTTACAACCCTTACTGCATCTGGTGACATTACTATGACAGGTACAGGGGAGATTCAAGTTCCTGCGGGAACTACTGCTCAACGTGCAGGATCTCCTTCTACAGGAATGTTAAGGGCTAACACAACCACTAATCAATTTGAAGGTTATATAAATGGTCAATGGGGTGGAATTGGTGGCGCACAAGCGGGTGGAGCTATTCAAGTAAATAACTCTACTGCTAACGTAAGTTATACAATTGGTGCAGGAACAAATGGTTTAAGTGTAGGTCCAGTAAGTATAAATTCTGGAATTACTATTACAGTAGCAACAGGACAAAGATGGGTAATTCTTTAGAGCGCAAAAAGTGCATATCTAAATGCTTGTTTATTAAATAGAAAGATTGGGGTAATTTAATGTCAACTCTTATTTCAGCAGGTACATCAACTAGTGGTGCAGTAATCAATAGTGATACAAGTGGTTCACTACAACTGCAAACAGGTAGTACACCTACTACTGCGGTAACAATAGATACAGCCCAAAACGTAGGTGTAGGGGTTACTCCTAATGCTTGGTCAAACTTTAAAGCCATTCAAATGACTAATGGCGTAGGTTTGGCTTCTTATACTGCGGGTGCAGTTATTATGAATCTTGGTGCAAACCAGTATTACAACGGTTCAAATTATGTTTATGTAAACTCAGATTACTCAACTTCTTACCAACAAACTGCGGGTGTGCATAAATGGTGGGTTGCACCATCAGGAACTGCAGGGGCTACTATTACAGAAACCCAAGCAATGACTTTGTCAAATGCGGGGAATCTTCAAGTTCCGGCTATGTATTCAGCTACAGTAACTACGCCTCGTAACGTATATATTGATTCTTCTGGTAACTTAGGAGGTATTTCTTCTACTCGTGCATCAAAATCAAATATAGTTAATCAGGATAGTGCATCTTGGATTTATCAGTTAACCCCTGTAACTTTTAACTATCGTAAAAAAGATGCTGAAGGTAATTACACGGAAGAAGTTGAATCTGAAGTTCAATATGGTTTGATTGCAGAAGATGTAGAAGGAATTAAGCCAGAGTTCTGTATTTATGTAAATGGCAAGTTGGCAGGTGTGCACTATGATCGAATGGTGTCTCCTATGATTAAAGCCTTGCAAGAATTAAATGCTAAATTTGAATCATATAAGGCTACTCACCCATGATTACACAAGAATTACTACATCATTACTTTGATTACAAGGATGACCACTTGTACTGGAAAAATGTTGTTCATTTAAATCAAAGCCATTTGATTGGTCAAAAGGCAGGTTTTATTCATTCAACAGGTTATAGTCACATCACATTTAATATGAAGCAACACAAGGCTCATAGACTTATTTGGATGTATGTTTATGGTGAAATGCCTAAAGAAATAGATCACATTAATGGCAACAGATTAGATAATAGACTAGAAAACCTTCGTTCTGTTACCCGAAGTCAAAACCAGTTTAATAAAGTTAAATCTGGCAATAACACTTCTGGATACCGTGGCGTATCTTGGCATAAAAAATCTAATTCTTGGGTTGCAAGAGTTTGTGCTAACGGCAAATCTATGGTTAAGTATGTAAAAGATTTAGAACTTGCAGGGTTAGTCGCAGAAGAAATGCGTGACCTTATGTATGGTAAATATGCGGTTGAACGTAGACTGCAAGGAGCATAACAAATGTCTAGCATTATAAAATCAGATAATGGCGTATCTTCTGGAGTCACTGGCATAGTCCAGACTGCTGATTCCAGCGGACAGCTTGCTTTGCAAACGACAAATAGTGCGGGTACGGCAGTAACAGCACTTACGCTAAACAACTCCCAACAAGCAACCTTTGCTAATACGATTAACGTACCTAATACATTTGGCTTTAAGAACCGTATTATTAATGGTGCGATGAATGTAAACCAATACAACTCAGGAAGCGTAACGATTACCAACACAGCTAATGCAACTTATGTTTTTGACAGGTGGGCTGGGTACGGCACTGTAGCATCTAAGTTTAGTGTTCAGCAAACACCAAGTACAACAGAAACAGGATATGCAACTAGAGTTGGAGCAGGTTTTATAAATTATCTTGCCGCTACGTCTTTAGCCGCCACCACGCTAGGCGCAACAGATTGGTATGACATTAGACAGCCAATTGAAGGACTCAATGTTACCGATTTGGGATGGGGAACTTCTTCAGCCAAAACAGTTACATTGTCATTTTGGGCATATAGTTCTTTAACTGGAACTTTTGGGGGTGCAATAATAAATTCTGCGACTACTCGT